TACCCAAACAACCCCACCGATTCCCCCAGCGACTGAGCCCGCCCTGGGAACAGTCGCTTCTCTGATGCCGTTGGTGTCCGCAGGGCCCGGCCGAGTTCGAGCCGGGCCTTCACCATGTCTGGGCCCCGTTCGATCAGCCGATCGATTCTGGCGGCCATGGCATCCTTCAGGCCTGGATCGGTGAGCCGCCGTTCCTGCCGGCGCAGCCCGTCGATCGTCCGCTGGTGCTGGCCCTCGGCATAGGCCTGCACTCCCCGCTCGTGCTCCTCCTGCCAGCGTTCGTTGTCGAGCAGTACCGATCGGATTGATGGGTCGCGTTCTTGCACGGCCTCGTTCGAAACGGGAGCGGCGACGCACCGGCACCGGGGGTGGAACGGCAGTATCACCCGATCCACCGGGTACACGCGGCCATTCCGCGCCGCGCACGTCGGGCAGACCCGCTCATCATTCGACGCCAGTACCCGCACGTAGGCGTCGCCGCGCTCCCTGGCCCTGGCCAGCGCACCCTGGGAGTACACAGCCGCCAGCTCGCTCCGGGCGATCAGCGATGCGCGCTGCTCCAGCCCCAGCCGTTGCGTGATCCCGTTCGGATCCTTGGCACCCCTCAGCGCCCGGCGGATCTGCAGCTCCAGGCGGCTGGGGCCCCACCCGCGGGTTGCGCCTTCGCCCACGATCTGGATCAGCTGATCCCGGAATCGGACCGACTCGCCGCGGATCAGCGCACTCACGGTGGTCGAGGCGGCGCGCAGTGCGGCCGGGTCTGCCCCGGTGAACGCCAGTGGCGCCGCGGTGCCGGCGGCGACTGGAGCGCCTACCAGCTGCTGCAGCTGCAGGCCCAGCTCACCACCCAGCCGGGCCGCCTCGCGCAGGTCGGTTTCGTACCGCACTCGCCAGGTTTCGATCTCCAGATCGGTCAGGAACTGCTGCGCGTCGGCGATGATCGCCCGGTACTTCGCGGTGGCCTCCAGCGCCGAATACTCCCCCGGCCGGCGGATGGCATTCCTGGCGGGGTCGTACCCCTGGGGGCCCAAGGCCTCGGTGTAGGCGGTGTAGTGGCGCCGCAGATCGGTCAGGACGCCCTGCAAGCTGCGGCGGATGGTGGCGATGGTGTTCTGACCCGCGCGGGCCTCGATCTCGTCAAGCGCGCGGGCGTAGTCGTCAGCGAGGCCCACCATCCGGCGGGGTGCCGGTGGCGGGCTGCTGCCGGGGCCGGGGGGTGAGCCGGGGGCTTGGGTCACTCAGCGTCGGCGTCGCCGTCGTCACCCTCGGCGTCGTCATCCTCGGCGGTGATCACGGTGAGCAGCAGCTCGGCTTTCACCAGCTCCAGCGCGCCGATGACCTCCATCGCTGAGCAGCCTTCGAGGTCTTCGATCGTGGCGGTGATGGCTTCGTAGGCATCCATGGGTGGGAATTCGGTGGGACTCCTCAGGTTTCCGGCTCCGGCTCCACCTCGCCCAGGTCATTCCGATCGGGCTCCTCCGCCGGCTCCGGGGTCTCGTCTACCAGCCGCTGCAGCTCCTCATCAACGGAGGTGGTGACCCGGATCTTCCCGCGGCGTTGCAGCTCCTCGATCGCGGACCGCTTGGAGATCAACTCCACGCCACCGGCCAGCTTCTGCAGCTCGGTCACGTCTGCCGCTTCCATCGGCCGCTCAAACAGGGTGGAGCTCATCGACAAGCCTGCGCCGGGCTCCAGGGTCTCGCCGGTGTACATCACCCAGATCTCCATCAACCGCTGCATGGCGGAGCTCTTGCGGCTCGCCAGTCGCTCGATGACCGATTCCGTCTGCGCACCCTCCAGGCCGGCCTGTGTGGCGGTCTTGGTGCCGTTGGAGTCACCCCACAGGAACCCGAGCGTTTGGCGGGAGATCAGCTGCTCCACATCCAGCACCCCCTGCCGCTGATCGGCGAGGCTGGAGGCCGACGGCTCCCCAAACCCGAAGGCGCCGTCGTCCTGCAGCTCAATGAAGGTGTTCGGGCCCAGTACCAGCGGCGCCGGACCGGAGGGGGTGCCGTCAGGCATCGGCGGGCCTGGCATCCTGCCGCGCACCCAGGGCACTGGCATGCTGCACCGGCGGCGCTTCTCGTTCAGGTCGCTGCGGGCCAGGAAGTGCTCAATCACGTGCTCAACCACCTGCCGCAGCGGAAGCTCACCGGTGCCGAACCCGGTGCCCTCGTCTGCGCGGTACCAGACCACGGGGACGATCGGCAGAGGTTTCTGGGTGTGGTCGAGGTACTCGCCGTTATCGACTTCCCATGCCTGATCTTCGCCTACCACGTCTTTGTCGATCTCCCAGAGCTTCCACCATCCACGACCGATCTGGCGGTAACGGGTGACCGGCTTGATGCCGAAGTCACCATCCGGTACTTCGGATTCCTCTTGGATGATCACCCACAGGAGCTGCTCGATCCCGTCCGTCTGCTCAGTGCGCCAGTTGATGACCCGCGCGCGGTTGTCGGCCACCAGGTAGGGGCGCTTGCCGCTCAGCACCTCCTCTGCCGCGTTGGCGGAACGGCCCGGTGGCATCTCAACCCGCAGCAGGACGCCACCATCGCGAAGCATGCGGCCATCGGCGCGTTGAAACCAAGCGGTGAGGCTGTTGCCCTCGCGGTCAATGTTGTCAACCGCTGCCTCCATCGACGGTAACGGCAGGCTGAGCGAGAACTTCGACAGGATGCCGGTGAAGGCGTTGATGCTGTCGTAGAAGAAGTCGGCGAAGACCGAGCGGTCGAGTCGGGACTGATACGCCGGGAGTGGCTCCTTGACCTCCTGCGGCAGGTATCTCTCTTTGACACCTTCGCCCCGCAAGCGCCGGTAGGCATCAAACGCCCGCTCCAGATCCGGCAGGTGCTCACGCAGTGCCGGATGAACGAAGGAGGGCAGCCTGGGGTTTGTTGTGGCTCTCGTTGCCACGCGCTCGGGCCGGGGGTCTGCCTGAGTTTTCCGGCAGGGTCAGGGCTGGCGGGTCAAGGCCAACTGGTCAGGGCCGGGGCTCAACCCGCAACCCCACCCCCACCAAACGAGAAGCCAGCCGCACCAGGGCCGGCCTGTCCATTGGCTCGGGCTGGGTGGTGTGCTCAGGTTACTGGGGGCTGCGGCCGGGCCATCACCCCGCAACCGTTCGGTCTCGGGGATCGTCGGGGCCTGCCAGGCAGTCACTCACGATCTGTTGACCCTTCATGATCATGGCCCCCGTGAGCTGGTTCAGTTGTTGGCGCATGCGCTCAAGGGCCGGGTTCAGCTGGTCAGACGTTGATGATTGATGGCACAGGATCAGCCGCTGCATTTTCATGTCTTCGCACTTAACGGCGGCGGCGAGCACGGAGACCCGCATAATCTGCAGTTCCAGCTCTTCAGCCTCGATCAAAAGGCGATGCCGCAACTGCTGCTGTGAAACCTTGGGCACGGTGGTGGTGGCGGTGGGTGATGGCATGGTGGGGGTGTGGGTTACTGGGGCGCGACGAATAGACGATTGACGCGCCTATTCCTGGATCGCTTTTCGCTGTTGACAAGATGGAGTTCGTAGATTGGGTGATCTAGAGCACGGCGTGGGATCACGCCATTTTTAACGCCATCTTGTTTGGCCAAGCGTGATCTAATGCGATTGACCCAACGCTTGTACTCTTTGCTGGTTTTCATGGCGACGTGTGCAGTGGTGTGCTCAGGTTACTGGGGGCTGCGGCCGGGCCATCACCAGCGGCTCCAGCCATTCGATCAGCTCCGGGTCAGCGAGGCGATCGAAGAACGCGGGGTGGGCTTCGATCGCTTGGGCGAGGGCTGGGGGGATGAAGGCTTGGGCTTTGCCGTGGATTGCGATGTTTTCGGCCACATCAAGAAAGTTGCGGAGCGCAGACTCAAAGGCAATGCACTCTGGGTCTCGGTCTGGATGTTTTTTGTGAACAGAAAAGAGGGCGGCAATCCTGAGTAGGTCGTCCCGGATTGAGTCGTTGTAGCGCATTGCATGCGGAAGTTTCTTGTCGGCCATGGTGGGGGTGTGATGGTAAACCGCCCCGCCATCCGAAGGCGGGGCGCGGTGGTCAGTCGTTGGCGTCAAGCGCCTTCGCGATTGCCTCGCGGGCAAACACCGTGATGGGCTTGTCCAGCTCGGCGCAGCGCTGCAGCAGGCGCTGGTGCAGGTCGTCGGTCATCGTGACCGACACCACGCGGCGGGGGGTTGGGGGGCGGCGGGGCATCAGCTCATGGCCTCCGGGTTGAGGACGAACGCGAGGCGCAGCGCAAAGACCATGAAGAAGATCATGAGCAAGGCAGTCTCTGCGGCCTGACCTTCCGCTGTCATCTTGTCGAAGGGGCCCAAGAAAGACTCCAGGTACAAGACCACAAGGAATGGTGCCACGCCAAGCGCCAGGGAACAGGCGAGGGCTTCGAGATCGGTCGGGGACATCAGAGCACCTCCGCAGCGGTCAC